AGTATTTTTATACTTAAATAATTTTACTATATATTATATATATTTTACTTATTAATAATATTATCTATATAATCTTTTTGTGTGTTTTTTATGTTTCTCTATATAAATTTATCTTTATAATTAATATGAATAATTGATTTTGTTGATATATGATGACTTATTTAATATCAGGACTGGCAGGACTGGTTTTTCCAACCTTTACTAAGAGATACTGATTTATCGGGTTGTCATAAGAAAGGTTGGAAAAACCAGTCCTGCCAGTCCTGATATTAAATAAGTCATCATATATTAACAAAAATTATAAATATTGAAATAAAGTATTTAATATATTATATTAGTTTAAATATAGTATGTATATATAAACAAAATTTATTTTTTAGATTTAGATTTAGGTTTTTCTAAAGATTTAAGTTTTTCAACCATTTTTATATGTTTAACACTTTTTAAATGTTTAGATTTATTATAATATGTATATGATCCACAACATATATCACAAGTATGTTTTTCTTTTATTTTTAATTCGTTTTTTTCAATAAAAGTCTTATTATATTGTTTTTGATCATATATTTTAACTGATTTATTAACAACAACTGATGTATCAGTATCTTCATCTAATTTAATAGAATTAATTGATTTATCTGATTTAATAGAATTAATTGATTTATCTGATTTAATAGAATTAATTGATTTATTATCATCATCGTCAATAATAACAATATTTTGTTGTTCTTGTTTTATGATCGTAAAATTGGGAATAAACATATTTTCCATATTATATATAATTATAATATATAATAATTCTTTAAATAAATATTAATTAAATTTTTTTATATCATAATTTATTAAATATTTTTTTTGCTTCACTATTTAAAATATTATTATTTATATTTATTTTTTTTTCTATATCTTTAATATTTATAGGTTCATTTATATCCATCATATTTATTTCAACTTTTTTGCGAGTTTTAGGATCATCATAATATTTTAATAAATCTTGGACAGTTTCTAAATTTGTAGTCTTTTGATACAATTCGCCTAAATTTCCATTAAATATGTTAGATAACATTAAAATTTTATTGTCATTGTGTTCATTTCTGTATACATTCATTAATCTTTTTAATACTTTAAAATATTTACCTTCTTTTTTTAAATCATTAATATTTTCATTAATTTTATCTTTACGTTGTATATTTGTCATATTTTCTTTAATATTATTAGGAATTTTATACATACATTCTACAGCGATAAATTTATTCATTATTCTTGCAATTATATCTAATTTTATAAATTCGACATCTTTATATTTTTTTAAAAAATCTTTTAATGTAAAATTATCATTAGGATACCATCTAAATTTTTCATTATGTATTGTTTGTATTTTTAATTCCATAAAATATAATTCTTCACTATCTAAAATATATTTTAATATCCCTCTAAATTCATTATATATTTCAGTAGGATTATATTTTCTTTGTATTTTAGATAAAAAATCATAATCACTAAAATATTGTTGAGATTTTAATGATGAACTACCTTTTAATTCAATTTGTTCATTTTTAAATTTTAATATATTCATAATTTTTTTTATATCATCAATATATTCATTTTTTTGTTTAATTTCTAATACATTCATATATAATTATATTTGAAAATTTATATATATTAATAAGAATAATTATCATTTTTTGTATCGTCATAATCCATTGCATAAAATCGATGATTAAATCTATTATATTTTGGTTTTCCTTGGCCTGACATTTTATATTTTTCTTGATGTTCATCGTATATGCGTTGTATTTCACGTTGTATTGTAATTTGTTCTGATTGTCGTGCTTCATCAACCGTATCAAAAATATAAGCTTCACAATCATTATATATAGCTTCTCTAAATAATCGAGCACCATCTGGATTATCAGCTGTTCTAAAACCATTATCACGTTTTTCATTAATTATTGCATCGGTAATTTCTCTATATTTTAGGTTTGTATTATCCTCATAATTTTGAAATTCTACTACACTTGGAGGTCTTTCGTACATATGTATAAAACTAAAATGCCAAAGTTGATAACATATTTTTTTTATATATTTTACATCTTGTTTTGCTTGAATTTGTTTAATTTGACCAGGGTCGTTACCAGTTATTATAGTGGGATGTAATTGATTTATTTTAGGGGTACATTTGTCTCCAGTACTTCTAATTTTGTCATCAAATAATTTATTTATTTCTTCTGTTTTTTTTATTATACGCATCGTATAATCTTCATCGTATTGTTTTCGTTTTTGTTTTCCTATGTCTGTATCCAAAGGTAAAATATTTTGAGGTATCAAATTAGGAGGCAATCCCTGTAAAATATTTGTTTCAGCAATTTTACTTTTTTTTTCTAATATTTCTTTTTTAATTTCTGAAATATTTTCGAGTGCATCCAATTCATCGGGAGATAAATCTGCATCAAGAAATGGTCTACCAAACATTGAACGCATAACAGCAGTTGTTTGTTCAGTAGACAAAGGAAGATTTTGATCTTCTCTTAACAACCTGAGTCGTTTTTCTACTGCATTTTTTTGTGCACTTGTAATCAAATCGTCTTGCATTATTAATTCAGCGTAGTCTCGTTGGTCTACAGGTAATTTACCAAACATATCGCTAAATTCATTATTTATATCATCTAAAGTAACTAAATTAAAATTATTTCTAAATAATGATTTTTGGATAAATATATATAAAGATATTGAAGATAATACTCTTTTTAAATAAGATTTAGATATATTATATGTGGCTAAATACGATAATTTTATGTTGTTTGGTAAAGCTTGAATTTGAACATCATTTTTAAATTCCATAGGTTCTAATGTCCTAGTTTGAACTGATTTATATTTGAAAAATACATCATCTAAAATTTTATGAAATCCAAATACTATTGCATCGATATACCGAACAATATTTTGTATATTAGTTTTTATAGATTCTCTTGTTTGTTGAGATATGGATGGATTTTTATAAGATCGTATCAAAGAATTATAATCTCTTATCATATCACTATTATGTATAATAATATCAAAATTTTTATCACTATGTTTTATTGATCCATAATCTGTTGAATTTTTTATAATATCTTCTATATTATCTATCTTTTTTTCCAATAAATTAATTAAACCTTCTACATTTTTTTGATTAGAATTAGCAACGTCTATATCTAATTGCGTATCAGGTTTTATACTATCTTGAAAAATATTAATCCATTCTTTTTCCCGTTCAAAAACACGTTTATTCGCCCTTAAAAATGTGTCATTAACATCATTTATTTCTTGTTGTCTCGTACTACCATTTCCATTATCACGATTTCTTAGATTAAGCATAATTATATATAATATATTTAGATATTTAATTTATAAATATGTATAAATTAAAATATATATATAATAATTATGGTTTATATAAATTATGTAATTTGACATATTTAGATGCTTCTATCATACTTAATTTTTTATCTGACATAATTTCTTTTACAATTTCTGATCTTTTATTACCACCTACTTTTTTACCACCTACTCTTGATTGCATATTTGCAACTGGTACAAGTGCACGTCCGCCCGACATTTTTGAAGGTCTACCTCGTTTCTTTTTACCAGCACCTGCCATATCGAGTATTTGACTGGCGATTTGTGCTTGTGGTAATGGTACGAGTGATAAACCTACTTTGGCGACACTTGCGAGTGGTTTTGCAACCATTTTTATACCATCCCACATATCACCAAAAAATCCTTCACCTTCTAATTTTTTTTTAGATGGTCTGCCTCTTTTTTTACCACCTGCTAAACTATCTGGTAATCCTAATTCAGTACCACCAGTCATTTTTTTAGATGGTCTACCACGTTTTTTTCCAGCCCCTAATTTTTCCAGAACATCTGCAGCCATTTGTGCTTTTGGGTTATCAATCATAGATAATCCAACTTTTGCGACAGTAGGTAGTTTTTTGGCAATATTTTTCATAACATCCATAAATCCTGCTCCTTCTATGTTTTTTTTAGATGGTCTACCTCGTTTTTTACCAGCTCCTAATGTTTCTAAGACATTTGCTGCCATCTGTGCTTTTGGATTGTCAATCATAGATAAACCAACTTTCGCAACAGTTGGTAATTTTTTTGCTATATTTTTCACAACATCCATAAATCCTGCTCCTTCTATGTTTTTTTTAGATGGTCTGCCACGTTTTTTTCCACCAGATGTTCCAGAACCCCTGACTAATTTTAATGAATCACTATCTTTTTTTTTACCACCAGATTTTTTATAAACACTTACGCCTTTTTTACCACCTATAGTTCTATCATATCCTGTATCCATATGTGTACCACGTGCAAAACCATTTCCACCATCTAATTTTTCACCATAATTAGAACCATATTGACTCGCATCACCATATACAGTTCTTACACCCTGATTAACACCATATATTACATCATTATTTAAATCTTTAGGAACTGCAGAACCTTCCATATTTTTTTGTGCACTTCCAAATTGTGAAGGCATTAAATTATGATGAAATAATTGCATATTTTTTCTTTCATTCTCAATAAATTTTCGATTATTATCCGAAATAATTGATGACAATTTTCGATTATAACTATTATCGTAAGGCATATATATAATATAAATAGATAATTTATATTATATTATTTAATTTTAGATTTAAATTAATTATTATATTAACATAGACATAATTGTCCTACAGCAGCTGGATCTACAGTGCTAACAACAGAAGCAAAACCAGAATTACACCAATAAATAGTATAAGTAGATGTATCTGATGCAATATTTGATGCAGCTGTAATGAGACATCTACCGGCTAAAACATCTGCAATTGCGACGGGACCATTTGGAATTACAGAGATTTGATGAAATCCACTACCACCAGCAGTTTTAGTTGCATATCCTAAAATTTTAGAACATCCTAAAAATGGACTAGATACAGTTCCCAACGTTGTATTTACTAATCCAAGCGCTAATGTTATATCTTGTTGATAAATAGTTCCTGAAAGTTTTCCTAAATTATTAAGAGACATTATTATATTATTATATTAGAAAAAAAATTATAACAAATAAATAATTATAGATATTATATATATATGCCACCAAAAAAATTAATATTAACATCATCAAAAAAATCAACTAAAAAATATGATATTACTGATCCAATACTTAATAATACGATAAGTTTTGGAGCTAAAGGATATTCAGATTATATTATTCATAAAGATCCTAAACGTAAAGTAAATTACATCAAAAGACATCAAGTTAATGAAGACTGGAATGATTTAAATAAAGCTGGAACTTGGAGTAAATATATATTGTGGAATAAACCAACATTACAAAAATCTATTAAAAATATGGAAAATAAATTTAATATTAATATTATCAAAAAATAATTATAACTAAAAATACATCCAAATAATTATTATAAATATTATAATGATTATAAATAATTAATATTTTATTCAATTCTTGAATCTAATCTATGACGTCCACCTGATCCACCACCGCCGGAATATCCACCACCTGAATGTCCTGCGCCTAGTGCACCGAGTACATCAACACCAGTTTTCGCATAGGGGTTATTTGGCATCATACTTAAGCCTGCTTTAACAAGACTTGGTAATTTGGGCAATATTTTAGAAGATACTGATTTCAGCGTGTCTAAAAATCCGCCACCAACCATTCTTTTCACATCACTTTTGGTATATGATTCTTGGCTTGATGCATCTAATACATCTTGTTTAGTCAAAATACCAGTGTAAGTACTAGATGTACCGCGTTCGAATACCATAATACCTGAATTCATAGTAATCATAACAATTTCACTATTTGCCAAGGCAGAAGCAGATTGATTTAAAACAGTTAGATTTACTTGGATATTAAAGTTTCCTAGACTACCTGCAGCATAGTAATCTTCAACAAGTTGTATATCTTTACCGAATTCAAGTACAAGCATAGAACCAGATGTAGGAACTGATGAACCAGCACCAGTTGCAGCATTATACATATTTGCTGATCCACTAAATTCCATCCAAGATTGATTAGAACCATTTTCAACTGAATATCTATATAAATCTTGTTGTGTTGCACTTGCTAAAATACCAGAACTGTTATTAAAATTAATAGAAATACCTTGAATAGAAAGAAAACTATCGGTATCGATAGAACGTTGGTCACCAATTGCTTTTCTCACAAAAATTATTAGTTTATCGGGTACTTGATTTAGTTGGATAGTCGATGTTCTTACGACTTGTGGTGAAGGAGATAATCGATTATATGCAGGAAATACAGGTAAATTACCAGTAATATAACGAGGTAATTCATAAAATGGTACGACATTTCGACTAGGCATCAAATCACTAGGATGAGGGGTTAAGAAATTAAAAATCAACCTAGAATTAGAAAATGATATAGGAACAACACTGTTAACGTATGGATTAGACGTACGCCATACACGATTACCTGCATTAATATTAAATACGAAATTCATATTTTGGATACCATACATCGCTTGGTTATTACTTTTTGGGTTTCCAAAAATAAATGGCGACAATAGAAGAGGTTCAGTAACCGTGAACTGAACATAAACCACATCACTGAGCGGAGTTAATGCAGTAGGTACACCAGCAACAGTGAATGGGTATGCGCTAGATACCCAATCAGGTACCCACGAACCACGTGGACTAAGATCATTATCAGATGTAAGACTCCAACCACCAAGAACATTATTGTTTGCACCAATACCATCATTGTAATTTTGATACGTATCATATTGAACAGGTGTATATCCATTATATCTTTGTAATTCTCGTTTATCTGTAAAACGAAGAATTGACGGTAAAACATCTTGCATATTAATAGAAACAGAGTTATTGTTAATAGTTGCAGTCATAACACTTGCCAAATTGTGTAATGGAAAAGGGGCTAACGCGTCAGTCAAACCATACTGAATTGGCAAAGAACCTGCAGGTCGATTACCGGGGGCTCCTCCGGCAGTGCTAACATTTATTTTAAGAATGACTGTAGATTGCCACAGAATCCGACGATCAATTAGGGTCTGTTCACTAGGGACTTGGATGTTATAAGTATGAGAAGACGTACTTTGTGATATCGCATTGAACTGACTCGATGTCATATTTTGCCCCCCTTTACATACGGCATAACTTACAGAATCAGTTACATTTAATCGATCATCTTTTACCAATACTTTTTTAAAATCTTGAGACATTATATATAATAATAATTAAGAAAAAAAATTATTATTATTATTATTATTATTGCAAAAATAAATTAATAAATTTATATTTTTTTTTATATATTGTATTTTTTTATATATTATTTTAATATTTTTACATTACAACATTGTTATAATCTTTTCGTCTAAATAATAATTTTATACTTGCACTACATCCTGAATTTAAATAAAATGGATGCATACCGCCAAAATTATCTTTCCAAAATACGGACATTTCGATTGAATTTAGTGGTGTTTGTCCATATAAATCTATTAATCTATACTCTCCACTTGGCGTATAAACAACATTAGGTCTATACGTATTTGAAGGACTGTAATTCACTATAAAATCAGTCATCATAGGTTGAATATTTGAATTATTTCCTGTATTAAATAAATTAGAATCTGCGTTAAATACTTTTGGTACTGAAATCATTTCTGGAATGACTGGTAATAAAGCAGTTGTAAAGACTAAAGATTGTACTGGATTCCATAAAGCAGTTGTAGATCCTTCTTGATACATTTGGATTGCGTTATATGTCGGAAGATTTAAAAGATTTGTATTATTAATATTTTTTACTACATATTGAAAATTTTTACCATTAATTATATTAGAATAACCTAAATAAATGGCTTGAAACGATCCAAATAATGTGTAACAAGGTGCATTAGAATATATAGATATAGGATCAACTAATGTATTTGCATATCCTGCTTCATCACAATCTAATATACATAATTGTGCTTGTGGATCAAATTCCATAAATGGGGGGTTTGGTGTAGGTAATGTATCAGATCCTGCAACAACTAATGCATTCAATCCAATAAATGCTAAAGATAAAGCATTATTTACCATTGCTATCCATTGTTGGTAAGTATACACAAAATAATAAGCAGATTCTATATCTTGAAATTCAATAGGAGGAGCTGGTAACGGTTGAGATAAATCACTAGGTATATATCGTATATATTGTTGGAATTCATAAGTTTTATACTTCAATGTAAAACTATAAATTAATCGATTTTGATCAGATTGTCCAATCTGTGCTTGTGGTATAAAAATAGGTAAACTGGGAGTTTGAATACTGAATCTAGTAACACTCATAAAATAATTTTCAGGAGACATTAAATATGGACTATTTCTAATTTCATTAAATGTTAATCTTTGTGGTGGATTTAATCCAGTAGTATCATTATTAATAATATCTAAATCATAATATAGATGATAAGACTGATTTGGACTAACTCTTGATTTTAGTTGAATAGACATTTATATATTAATAGTACAGATATTTTATTATTATATTTAATTTTTTATTTAAAAGTAATAATTAATTTTTCTAATATATATTTATATGATTATTAATAAAAAAGTAGCTTTAAAATTAGCACAAAAATTTAATATAAATTTAGATGTAGTAAATTTAGAACAATGGGAATATGGACTTAATGTAGAATTAGAACACAACGATATAACACATCATAATAAAAATATTACTTCTAAAATTGTTGTTGCTCATTTAAAAGAAGATCCATTTTACTATTATAGACTTCAAAAATTAGAAGATGATAGTAAAAAATATTGGAAAAATAAAATAAAACCTGATATATTTATAAATAATAAATAATAATAATAGATATTTACTATTAATTATATAATAACTAACTAAAAATATATTTCCGTATATATATCTATTAAAAATTTTAAAATTTTTAACATTATATTCATATTAAATATCATAAAATTAATAAATATGTAAATATCTATTAATAATCATATATTAAATTAAAATTTTATATTTTTTACAGATTTATTATAACCAAATTTCATTTTATATATAGTTTTATCTGTTATTACTATTTTTTTATATACTGTATCATTTAATGTTTCTTTTGTTTTAGTATATGTTATATCATATGCTGTTAATAATCTCTTTATTG